CAAAGTCGTAGGCGTCATCGCCCATGGCCGTAATCGCGCCGGTCAGTGTCGGGTTAGTTGCGCCTGTTGTAAGGAAATTACTGCCTGTATAGGTCAGCGCCACGCCAGTGGGCAGCGCTTCACCGCCTGCACTGCCCCGATAGGAATCCAGCACGGCAATATCGTTGCCGGTCGCCCCTTTCCAACGGCAGGTGAGCGTTACGACAGCGCTTGCCACGGTTGACGTGACCGGCAAATCCAGCGCCGCGTTGATGGCGGCGTTAATGTTGGTCGCGATGGCGGTAGCAATATCGGTACTGCCGACCGCGACTTGCACGCGTTGGCCGCCGATATAAAGATTGATCGTACCCGCCGCCGTGGCAGGACCGGTTACCGTGATCGTCCCGGTCGCCTGCACGCCGCCACCAGCATCAGCCACGGCCATGCACCAAAGCTCGCCGGTCGGATCGGACAGGCGGTAAATGGCATGCATACGGGCCAGCATGGAGCCTTGACCAAACAGGGCTATGGCCTGGCTGGTTTGCGAAACCAGATAAGGCACGTTGGCGACGGCAGTACCGGCGGCCAGTTTTTGCCCGATCATCAAGGATCTCAACGACTGGGTGAAATAACCGGCTTGGCTATTGTCCATTTCCGCATAAAACAGCGGGACGCGAACGCCGTTACCGGCGGGAATATAATTAAATGAGACGGCCATAACTTACCCCTTGTCCTTTTCCGCTTTAACCGGCGCATCGACCGGCGGCGTTGTTTCTATTACGTCGCCATCTTCCAGACGGCGCAGCCAGTATTGATGTGGTTCGACGTTTCGCCCTTCGGGAGGCAAAATATCGTTGCGATCCGGATCAGTCACAAACAGTCCGGAAGCGGGTTTTACAAACATGGTAACTCCTAGGGCAAAACGCCGGTGGGGGGTGATTTTACAATATGTTCTATGCGCCCGTCCGGGCCGGGGTAATGCAAATTAGGGTCGGCGGCAGGATCGATGTCGTCAACGTTAATCGTTGCACCAACAAAATGCGGCAAGGCGGCCAGTTCAACGCCCTGCCAACCGTCTTCCGGGGCTATTTCCATGTACGCGCCAAAATCGAATTGATACCATAGGCGAGAGCGGTCCAAATCAAGCAGGTTGCCACCCTGGTATTCGACGCCGCGATAGGTCACGGGGTCGGGTTGCCAGCCTATTAAGGCCTTCCAGAGCTCAGCCCGAATGCTGTCATGCGCAGAATTAATAGCTGCCTGACCGCGTTCATCCGGCGTGTTGCTGAGCGCTACGATGATGGCAAATGATTCGGTAATCGGCTGCCTGACATCGTTAAGACTCATCCGTTCGCCGGGGTTGTCGTCCAACGGGATCACGTAGGCGGCCGGGACGGTCAGGTTGCCCGCTTCATCCAAACGCTTGAAACGCGCAGAACCGGCCACGCGCCCGCCGAAAGACGGGCAATACGTGCGCAGTTGAGCAATGACGAGGTTTAAATTCACAATTTAGTTATTCGCCATGACACACAAATTCTTTGTGGATATGTTCCCTTACTATTTTTATATTCATTTCTGCTTCTTCTAAAGTATCAAACCGTTTTGAATAAGTGCATAATATTTTGAATATAAAACAATCCTTAGATACCCATGAATTAAACAATCTACGGTATCTCCAACCTTTACCCGTCTAGCTCTTGGCTTTATCCATTTTACGATTCCGGTTTGTGGATCGTAATTTATGTGTTCTCTTACTATTTCTTGCGTTAACATTCTGACACCTCATCAAAATACCTACTTTAAAAATTGTGTCAGGAGGGTAGGTTTCCCTCTTTTCAGCCGCTAAACCTAGACACAAAACTGTTATAACGTATTGATTATACTCTAGTTATGGCTCACTGCCCATCCTGCTGCTACTAATGCAGCTTTCGCTGCAAGCCCTGTCGCTGATGGAGTTGCGTTAGTCCCGCCTGTCATATTTAGAGTGCCGTTAATCAAACTTGGCGTATTCAATCTCGACTGATTAATAGACACCAGAATATTATCAACGGATGTTTGAGACAATGCACAGTTTCTAAAGGAATTTGTATAAACAGTAGCTTTAGCATTATCAAAAAAGTTAGGAGGGAATGTGGTCAATGAAGTATCCCCGTCCCATGATAAGTTAAAATTGGTAGCGGCTATCGTATTCAATAGCGGAAAGATAACTAAATTAATTAAAACTCTAAATGCTGATGTAAAGTTGGTAACTTTAGTGGTGTCAATACTTGGAAAAGTCGGTACAGGTAATTGATACCATGCAAGACTTAAATTTGTTGCGTTAGACGTGTTAATTTTTGGAAAATATTTTGCACTAAACCAGGGATAGGTTTGAAATGCGCTAGTAAAATTTGAGGTTGCCGCATAGCTAGTATCAAAAATCGTCGTCAATGTGCCATTAACCAAACCAGCACAAACAGAAGGCGTTAGATCACTCGGATAATATGTCCAACTACTGATATTAATAATGCCCTGTTCACACAGTAAAATCGTCGTCGGCGTTGGAATATATTGATATTCAACAGGATTTACACCCGCTTGCGCATTGGGCAAATAGAGATATGCACTATTATCAATGTTTTTATTGTACCGAATGGCATACGTGCCTTCGCCCGTTAATAAGGGATTCCACACACCGATATTACCAGGAGCCGATGAGTATTTTCCAGATGCTTTGATAACAAAAGTGCCTTGCTCGGCGTTGTACCAACTTAAACCTACACCTGTTAAACTGGCAACATCGGCCACACGAGGCGTATTGTTAGGAATATAACTAGACATAGTAGGACCAGCTTCAAACTGTCCATTAGTGTTAGTTCCAGAAAATGTCAGCGTTAAAGTCCCGGCTGTAGCTGGTACTGTTAATGAAACTCTATCCGTTGCGCCTGTTCCTGTTAGTGTTCCTGTCGCTGTTCCTGTTAAAACACATGTGCCTGTCCCCCACATTGAAACAGTATAGGGCTGTGCAGTCGTCGTTATATTCTGCGTTGCTGGTGTAGCGGGTGTTACCAGTAAATTAGTACGGGCTTCCTCCGCCAACAAGGTAATTGGCAATGGTATTGCCGAGCCATCATTTAATATTGCGCTCCAATTATTCTGACCGATACGCCTTGCATTGTTAAAACGTGGTTCATTAGCCGCACACGTTGTTAATATCGGCAAATCGCCTGCTACGGCTGTGGGTGCATAAGCCATGCAGGTTGCGGTAATGTTACGCGCCCACGTTATGCGGGAATCAATCTGTGGCGTGGTGGCATAATTTTGGTAAAAGCTGGGAATTGCAGCAGCTTTAGACGTAAATAATCGCCTTTCACGAAGCCGGAACATTAGTTATTGTCCATCACAGCCGTTATATTGAATTTTTGCCCAGATGCCGGGGTGAATCCGTCCAAGGCTTCATAAACGACAAACAGATCGCGTGATCCATTGGCCGCAGTAACGGCTATTCGACAGTTTAAATCCAATGTCCGACTCATATCGGAATTGGTAGTATCGGCTGCTGTTATCATCGCGGGCATATCCCAATAACCCAGGCGCTTGTCTGAATCAGCGTAAAGTTCTTTATACGGCGCGTTATCTGCTGCTACTGTCGCGGTGTTGACATTGAAAATATGCAGTCTCAATCGTGGCGTAATTGATTTTTTATCAGTGACCAGACGCAGTTTAACGATATAACCACTGCCGCTAGCCACCCTGAAAATATTGGCTAACTGCACGGGTGTTGTCGTTGTCGCGTTATTGCTGACCACATCACCAGCCGTATAAGCCGTGGTGTCGGCTGGCCGTGTCATTTCGGCGGAAATCGTAAGCATATTGCCGCCGACTTCACCTATATGGGCCTCGCCCGACGCTAACGCGCCTGATGCTGATTTAGTTAACATGGCGTTAGTTGCCGCATCAACAAAAACGGGTATATCACCGCCGCCCACTGCGTTGGATTGTCCACGTAATAAGCTCATCTTTTTTTCCTGCTTTGTAAGTCTAGCGCAATTGCGCTCTAAGTGAATTAGCCAGGGACGCTGAAATAGCCGCCCTGATTTCGGCCTGTTTGTTGTTCAAGGCGGCCTCCATAAAATCTTTACGGGGTTGCAAGCCGCGCCGGGTGCCGACGGCCAGATAAGCCGGATAAAAATCGTCGCCCATTTCCGCCGTTCTGTACGGCATAATCCGCACATAACCGCCGCCTGAACCTACCTTAATCTTGATTGCCCTGCTCATCGTGCCGGAATCATAGCCGGGGAAATCGCCGGCCGAGGATACCGCGCGGCTGGAAATCAAGCGCCTGGATTCCCTTCGCACGACAGCGCCGCTTTTGCGGATGGCCGCTTTAAGTTGGCGTTTGTCAAACAGCAACCGGTTAAAATGCGGTTCCAGGGTAATCCGGAGATTGAGCAAATCGGTCACGTTATTGCCCCCAAATCCTTGCATTCAACCATCGTAAACATCTGCGCGTCGCTGCTATTCGTTGTCCGCACGACGCGAAAGCGCCGGTTGCCTTGTGAATAATCAATAACATGCTGGCCCGTTATTTCTTCCGTCCGGGTGCCTGGGCCATAGCGCAACCAGATACGGTGCGTGATGTCCTCACCGATTTGTTTCGCGCCATAATACGCTTCGCCCAGAACCGGCTGAATTTTTGCCCAACGGGTGATACCGGCATCAAAATTCTGGTCGATGCCAAAACCAATATTGGCGGTGTCCGTCCAGCGCCGAATGGTGACGCGGCGCACCAGTTCGCCGGTGTCCGGCCAGCGGGCGACAGCGGCTGTCATAGGATTACCATCCGGTAAGGATCAAGCAACCGGTCAACATAGGGGTTATTGGTGATCACGCCAGGCGTATTGATCAATTGACCTCTGTATGAATATCGGGTTTCAACCGCCATCAATAGCCAGGCTAATAGTCCGCCGGGTATTTCCCCGGCGCTGCCGTTGAAGCCGGTTTGCCCGACAAAATTAAGACCGGTTCCCACGTTGGTAATATCGATTACAGCGCCGCCGAATGTTGCAGCCAGTGTGTAAACGCCGGGACTGACAACAGACTGGATGAAGTAATCGGTCTTAATCGTTAATGGCGCTGGCAACGCGCCGCCGGAATTGCTAAGCCTGACGGTGTCGCCTA